AATGGAAGCAAACAAAAATACCATCAAGTCAATTGCAAAACGCAGTGTTGCCACTCCCAATAAAAGAGCCGTCACAAACTTTATTGCAACTAAGTGAAGGCTTGAAAATCGAACTTAAAGGCATGGGAACTCAAGTTGATATTAACGAAATGATGTCACCAAATATTCCCGCGGCCAGTGTTTTAGGTATGCTGCAAGAGGGAACTATACCAACCTCAGCTTTAATATTTGGATTGCTTCAGTCAATGTCTCAAGAGTTTTGTGTAATGCAATCACTCAATGAGAGATTCACTGACCCCGACATGTACGCTAAGCTGACGGCTGGCGGCAACTGGGAAGATGATTATGCCGAGGATTTATATATCAAGCCAACCGCCAACGCCAAGTTTTCAAGCCAAGCTCAGCGCGTGCAGTTAGCTCAAGTTCAAATGGAGCAAGTACCGTTGGTATTGCAAGCGGGTGGTAATCCAATGCCGATTATTAAATACTACTTTGATGCTATTGGCTCTGAACTATCTGAGGCCGTGTTTACTGATGAACCAAGCGAAGCCGAGCAAGCGCAAATGCAACAAATGCAGCAGGCGCAAGAGCAGCAGAATCAATTACTAGAAAAACAGAATCAAATGATTGAAGCTCAGCAGCAATTAGAGGTCATGAAAGAGCAGCGTCAACGCGAAGAAGCCGAGGCTAAAATAGCCAAGATGCAAAGTGACTCAGACAATGCTAAACTTAAACTTGACGCTGATATCAAGAAGATACTAGCCGAAACAATAGAGACGATGCAGAACGCTGAAAAGCTAGACGCTGAAACACAGGCCGCTAAAACTCAAGAGATTCAAGGTATGTTTGAATCACTAATAAGTAGCAATGTAGACAATGTAAGTATCACAAAGGTTAACTGATGAACAGTTTTAAGAATACTATAAAAGAACTAAAAAAAGAGAAGAGTAACATTGATATTGATGGCGCAGAAAAACAAGCGTGGTTAAGTAGTCGATGTACAAAATCTCTAATCATGGATTTAACGTCATTATATTTAGATGATCTAAATTCACTGCCAAGCCTAAGCACGGCCACGGACGAAGGGCGAGAAGAATCTGATATGATGAAAGGCAGAATCGCGTTGTTAGAAACTATCTTAGATGAAATTGCAGAAATCCCAGAGGAAGAAGAGTAAATGAAAAAACTCATTATCACAGATGCAGAACCGTGCGGCTATCACGTATTAGTTGAACTGCAAGAATTATACGAACAAAACGACAAAGGTGAGGCGCTTTCAGATGGCGGTATTATCCTTGGCGCACCAGGCAACGCAACAGCAGCTTTAAAGTTTGAGCAAGATGGTGTTAGTGTAGGTAAGGTATTAAAGGTTGGTAAGTGGGCACACAAAAATTTAAGTTGTGGCGCTAATGGGCATAAAGACTGGGGTTACGATATCGGTGACACAGTGAGCTTTAAAAAACACATGGGCCAAAAGATTTCTGATAAGCCAGGCGATATGCGCCGTTTATTAGTTGACCATGAAATCATGATGAAAGTTGAAATAGGTGATTCAAATGAGTGATAATGAAATTGAAAACAAAGAAGCTGAACCAGCTATTGAAGCTGAAGCAAGCAAAGAGCAAGCCGAACAAGTAGAACAAACAGAGCAATCAGTAAGCCCTGAAGAGCAAGACGCCAGAAATAAAGGCTGGACAGACCGCGCAGAATGGGAGGCAGCAGGCAAAAACCCAGACGACTGGGTTAATCACAAACATTTTAATCGTGTAGGCTCTCTCATTAGTGAGGTGCGTAACGGTAACAGGCAGCACAAGGGTGATATTGAAAACCTACAAGCTTTTCAGAAGCTTCAGCTTGAAAGCATGAAAGCCAGCCTTGAGAGTGAACGAAAAGAAGCAGTAAGCATGGCTGATGAGGATGCTTTTAGTGCAGCGGATAGACAACTAAATGGTGTTAACCAGCAGTTAAACGAGTTAAGCGCTCAGCAAGAGGTCAGTACTAATACTTTAATTGCTCAAGAGACCGAGTGGATGGAGCGCAACCCATCACTTATAAACGAGCAACGAGCCACTATAGACCGTGTAATGGCAGAGTATCCGAGCGTCCGAGGCTATGAGCTAACCGATTTGATTGAAAGAACAATATCAAAAATCAGTGCGCCAGCGGTAAATGCAAATAGAGAAAGACCAAGCCCAACAAGCAAGTCAAAGCCAGCGCCACAAAAAGCTGAGGCAGTGACGCTTGATAGTATGAACAAACAAGAGTCACAATTGATTGCAGCAATGCGAAATCAGAACCCAAATTTAAAAGACGCTGAAGTTATCCGTATGTTAAAAAATGTTAGAGGTTAATGAAATGACTAGAGAAACAAAAGAAACTCGCGGACGTCCGATAGCGCAGAGCGACAGAACAGCAGAATTATTAGCACATCAAGAGGCGGCTATGAGTCGTCGCGGCGATGACTGGCGACCGGATAGCGCGGCAACATCAAAGCTCGACCGCCCCTATGATGACCCAGCATTCTATTATTACTGGTTTAGTAATGCCGAACATTCTCACGATACCCCGAGCCGCGGCTTGGCTTTGGGTTTTGAATTTGAGACATGGCAAGGCGGGCCACAAAAAGGTGAGGTTGTTGAGCAAAAGTATGGCGCAACAACAATGACACTAATGAAGCAGCCATTAAAATATAGAGCGATTCAACTAGCAGAAAGAAAGGCCGCAGTTGACCGCACTGAACAAGGTTTAAGTCATGTTGGCAAAGGCGAATATGGCACAATGAAAAACAGAGCAGGCCAAGAGATTGCCGTCAATCAAGAAATAGAGTCGTCTAACTCATTAACAAACCCACTGATGCAACAGTAGGTTTATATGAGTTTTTAGCTTGCCGTCAGGTCATTTAGCTAATTAACCTAACCGTTTATTTTATTTTAATTTTTTTTGGAGAAAGCACATGGGATTTACATTAGCTAAATCACAAGCAAGTGCAGACCATGACGGCAAAGTGCAGACTTACTCTGTTGCCGGTACTCATGCTACACTTTTGGCACCTGGCGACATGGTGCAAATCACTGGTACTTCTGACGTTAATGGTGTGCAGGGTGTTGACGCATCTGGAACAACTGGTCAAGTTACTGGTGTTATTGCAGGCGTGGATATTCAATACGCAGGCGAAAACCTAACCGAAACTGGCTTGCCAGCATCAACAGCAGGCACGGTTAAAGTTCACATTGACCCTAACATTAATTATATTGTTGATGTTACAAACGGCCCACTAGTTGCTGCTAACGTTGGTTTAAATGCTAACATTGTTAACACTGCTGCAAGTAAATTAGGTGGCTTAACAGTCTCTAATATGACTTTAAATGCCACTGGCATTGCATCAACAGTGACTTTACCGCTTCGCATTGTGGGTATCCCTCGCAGTGAAGTAGATGGCACACTTGATGGTACAAAAGCCATTGTTAGAATTAACAATTCAGCTCTTAGAGCTGGCACAGTAGGAGTATAGGCCATGAGTGGTACTATTTTAACTGGTAATTTTGCGCGATTAATGCAAGAAGGCGTAATGTCCACGTTTGGCAATACATACGCTGAACGACCTAAAGACTGGATGCAAATCTTTGCTGACAAAACCTCTGGCAAGAACTATGAAGTAATGGTTCAGGTTGAAGGTTATGGCTTAGCGGCTATTAAAACCGAAGGCGACGAAATTACTTTTGATACTCGCCGTCAAGGTTTTACACCTAAATTTGTCATGACAACATACGGCAAAGGCATCACGGTTTCTGAGGAATGCATGGAAGATGAGCTTTACGATATCCCAATTGGCCAAGCTTCAAGCCTAGCTCGCGCCATGGGTATCACTGAAGAGACGGTATCATTTAACGTGATTAACCGCGCATTTGACCCTACTGCCTTAATGATTGATGGTGATGGTAAGTCTTTAATTGCCACTGACCACCAATTAGGCCCAACGAATACGGGCACATTCTCAAACCGATTATCTACAGATGCGGCTTTTGCTGAGGCTTCTTATGAAGCGCTTTTGATTCAGATGGATCGCGCTGTAGATGCTCGCGGCTTACCAATCAAGCTGCAAGCAATGAAGTTACTCGGTGCTAGTGAGAATAAGTTTGAGTTCGAGCGCGTTACTGGCTCGGTATTACAAAACAATACAGCTAACAATGCAGTAAACGCCACAAGCTCTATCGGCTCGCTTCGTAATGGTTGGATGACAACGCCATTCTTAACAAGCACAAGCGCATGGTTTGTTACATCTGACGCGCCAGATGGCTTATGCTCGTTTAATCGACGCGCGTTAAGCTTTGGTGAGGATGACAGCTTTACCACTGGCAATAAGCGATTTAAAGCAACTCAGCGTTACTCTAAAGGTTGGGGCGACCCTCGCGGCATCTATGGTTCTGCTGGTACGGCCTAGCGGCTTACCCGACAAAAGCAAAGCCGCTTAACCGCGGCTTTTTTGTATCTGTACATTTTTACAGCTTGAGTTATAATAAAGAAATGGGCGTGAATAAATAGGAATAACTTAATTTAATCACGGAGCATTAAAATGGCAAGAGTAAACGGGGTTCCTGGCTTTACACAGACCGACCTCTTAAACGTAACAGAGCAGCTTTTAGTTGACGGTGTCCCAGTGCCAGTAGGCCCGACCGCCGCGAACGTTAAAATCATCAATGACTTATCACAATTACCAGACCCAATTCTAGGTAAATACATTTTAGAAGGTAACACGGTTTACGATTTCAGTGCGCTAAACGGTATTGTTCTTGAAAACACTTTTGACTGTAGCGCAGGCGGGATCACAGTCAAAGCAGAAACGGCGCTTTACGCCATGCTTATATACTTCGGTTCAGACCTGTTATTTATTGGCCCGAATTTAGATATTAGAAATATAACTATATTTGCTCCTAACTCTGAAATCTTCCAACTAACCAAAACTGGCTCGGCTGATTACTTCCTTGCTAACACCGTATTAATTGCGGCTGCGGCAAAGTACGGCACATTCGACCTTCACGATTTAAATATTATCAATTGCGGCTCAATTGATTTAGCTGATGGACTAACGCTGGTCGGCACTGAATGGAACACAACCAGGGCCGATGGATTTAACTTGCAATCAGCCAGTACTAGCTTTGTTGGGATTGATGTAACTGGCGCTACGCTTAGTGACGCTCGGTTTGATTCGGTTGTAATGAACGCACCAGCAGGGGCAGAGGGATTCAGGGCTTTAGCTAGTAACGCAAATATAGCGCCAAATGAGATTTGCACCTACATAAACGGCGCTTTTACTGGCGGTGTAACTCCACTAGCTGGCGGCGTTACAACTGAAGACATTAGGTATGACTTTGGCCCGAACGGCGGATTACCTGACTCGATAATTGCAGCTAACCCTTACTTGGCTACACAAACAACCGTTGTTATACCTAGTAGCAATGTATTTGTTAAGGTAAACCAAGGGAATTGGCTTGCCACTATAAGTGAGCGGCTATCTGTTAGTGCTGACGGCGATGTCAAAAACGAAACAGAGCAACCAATAAGAATAGATTTCACTGGTTTTGTGACAATGGAAAAATCGGGCGGCGGTGCTGACTACATCACCGCTAGGTACGCATTAAATGACGACCCCAACGCACCAGAGAGTGTTATCACAGAGAACGGCACAGAGAACAGCCAGCCAACAAGTGTGCCATTAGTTGGTATATTTACTTTGCAGCCTGGTGACTTTGTATCAGTGTGGGTCGCTAATGAGGATTCGTCATCAAATATAATTGTACGCAACGCTAAATTCACTAACTTTAGATTGAGGTAAAAAAACATGAGCAGAACAAGACAAGCAGCAACACAAAAGAAAGGCAAGCAGTTGCCACCAAATCAACAAGGTAATAAGGTTTGATTAAAAAGCGTAATTCTGGGATTCATATGGGTGATCATAAAGTCCGTGACGATGTTTACGGGCTTACCTATTTACGCTCAGAATGCGAGTTAACATGGGATGGTTTGTTATCACCGTCCGATCACTTTGACGAGAAACACCCGCAACTAACAATCAAACCGCGGCATGACAAAATAGCTATCAAAGATGCGCGGCCAACGCCTGAAAGCGATAGCGATTTAGTTTTTGGCGTAGGAAAGGCTGAGGATTTATGAATAGCCCAACATTGAACAGAACGGCAGTTGATATAATCAAGAAGGCATTGCGGCTTTTGCGTGTTGTTGATGCTGAGCTATCACTAAATGCAGTCGATAGAGAAACAGGCATTGAGACATTAAACGACCTTGTTAAGAGCTGGCAAAACTCAGGTTTTCACTTGTGGACGCTTAGTGAGGCTTTGATGTTTCTCGAAAAAGGCAAAGCTAAGTATCAATTTGGTGCGGGTTTTACTAATGCTATATCAGATACATTCAACACCGACACAATCACCGATGATTATGTTCCGTTGTCATTTTCTTTATCTGTTGCTGACAGCTCAATATATACAGTCGGCGAGTTGATACTATTGACACTCGATAGCGGCTTGCAGTTTGAAACAACAGTGAATAGCTTGGGTGTTGGGGCTATCACAATAAGTGTAGAGCCAAACACGACTTTAAGCTCTGGCGGCACTGTAATACTAGACTTTGAATACATTGATAGGCCAATGAGTGTAGTGCAGCTCAGATTTAGAGATGCCAACCAGAGTTCAGATATACCGACAGACCAATGGTCTCGTACTGAGTATTTTAATCAGCCTGACAAATCAAGCCAAGGCACTGTGACAACGTGGTACTACACGCCAGTAATTAACCGCGGTGACTTATATGTATGGCAAACGCCCTCATCTAACTTTCAAACAGCTAGATTCACCTATGTTAAACCGACCGAGGTTACAACAGCTAACGCGGATAACCCAGACTTTCCAAGCGAATGGTTTTTAACTTTAGCCTACAACCTAGCTTCAATGCTGGCTCCTGAATATGGAATCACTATGGAGAAATACCAGATAATTGAATCAAAGGCGCAGCAGTTACTTGAGGATTCATTGGGATTTGATAATGAAGATTCATATATAAAAATCGAACCGGACTTTAGACGATGACCAGAGAGATACCATTAAACGGTGGTTTTTATCAATCCGAATCATTACCTGTTAGCTCTCAGCGCTGCCTTAACTTATATGTTAACGTTCCTGAAACCATGGGTATTTCAGAGAGTCAATTATACCCAACACCTGGTTTAACTGAAGTCGCTAACAGCGGGGCTTTTGAGGTTAACCGAGGGGCGCACACATTCAAGAGTGAGGCTTACTTTATTAATGGCCAAACACTTTATAGATTAAATCGTGTTGCTGGTAGCGCTACCTCGTTCAGCTTTAATCTTGAGGATTTAGGCGCTATCGCTGGTAGCGGACGAGTATCGATATCAAACAACGGCATTCAAATGATTATCGTTGTTCCTGGCACTGGTATTGGCTACACATACGAAAAGACAAACGGACTCCAACAAATAACCGACCTTGATTTTACAGCTAATGGTAATGCTGAGATGGTTGTTTTTATGGATGGTTATTTTGTATTCTCGACTGCTGGTAAAAAGTATTTTGTCTCGGCCCTAAATGATGGCACGAATTATAACGCACTTGATTTTGGTAGCGCTGAGGCTGACCCGGACGACATAAGAGGCTTGCACGTACACCGCAATCAATTGTATATATTTGGCTCTCAAACGTGCGAAGCTTTCACCACAATACAAGGCACCACCACTGGCTCACCATTCCAGCGAATTAAAGGCTATGTATTGCCAAAGGGTTTAAGCAGTCAATTTTCAATAGCTGAGTTCGACGATACATTTGCATTTATTGGCCAAGGTGATAATGAATCACCACAAATATACGTTCACTCTGGCAATAACTTTACAGCAGTATCAACAACCGCAATAGATTTAAAGCTACAAGAAAATACAGATATTCAACTGCAAGAGGCATTTGTCTGGACTTACTCAGCAAGGGGTGAGGATTTTATCGGGTGGACAACACCAAGCGGAACATTTGCACTGCAAGCCAAAGCAAGCAAAGGCAGTCAGAAGAAAGTCTGGTGTGAGCGAAGTTCAGAAAACCTTAGAAATAAAGATTGCTGGCGCGTTAATAGTATTATCACAGCTTATGGCAAGCTATTGTGTGGCGATAGCGAAGGCGGCTTAATAGGCGAGTTAGATTTCAACTCTAACACTGACTACGGCGAGTTTGTGACGCGAGAAGTAGCACTGCCAACATTAAGCAATAATTCAAAAAGATTATTTCACTCATCATTTGAGATTGAAATTGAAAGCGGCATAAATACGGATCCTGACGCAGAGCCAAAAATAGCTTTATCTTACTCTGATGACGGGCGTATTTTTACTAGTCAGCGACTAATGGGTGCTGGAAAAACTGGTGAATCAATCAAAGCCAAGCGATTTAGATTGGGCGCGTCAGACCGATTTAGAATATACAAATTAACTATGACAGACAATAACCGATACGTGTTATTGCGCGCATTATTGGATATAGATAGTGAGTAAATTAATAAACCCGACTGAGGTAAATATACCCATTGTTAATGGTGACGGCAAGCCAACACAGGCTTTTTACCAGTTAATCAATGACTTATCAGGACTTGAGGTGTTAGACGGCAAAGGCAGCCCAGAAGGGGTTTTAAAAGCAAATCGCAAGACACAGTATTATGACATAAATGGCGCTGTAGGTAGTATACTGTATATTAAGACGACAGATGCAAATGTTGATACAGGGTGGGTTTTAGTGTGACTGTAACCATAAAAACTGATGAATCAAAAGAAATCGAGCTTGATTTAGCTATGGATAAAATATTTGAGCTAGAGGAAAAGCTAAAGGAGTATGAGCAAGTTAATTTAGATGTTAAGCATCATTTTGGCGGAGGTATTTACGCGCGTGAATTACTCATACCTAAAGACACGGTGTTGACAGGTAAAATGCACACTCATGAGCATTTAAATATAATGCTGAGTGGTGACATAACCGTATCAACTGAAACTGGCACGAAGAGGATAAATAAACCTTGTGTTATAACATCGAAACCAGGAACAAAGCGCGCAGGTTACGCGCACGAGGATACAATATGGATCACGTTTCACGCAACTAAAGAGACCGATCTTGCAGTTATAGAGAGTATTTTTATAGCCGACAACCCTCAAGAGTTCATTGAGCAATTAAAAAAAGAGGATAAAATATGTCTTGGATAGCAGTGGGGGTGGCAGGCGCGGCGCTTGTTGGGGGCGTTTATTCGGCCAATAAGCAAGACGCAGCAGCCAAAAGGCAAGAAAAAGCACTTAAAAACTCACAATCAACATCACGCGAGGATATTGAGCGAGGTAAGTTAGAGCTTCGCGAGCAATACGGCGATGCTTTGTGGACAATTGAGGCCATGACGCCTGAGATTATATCTCTCTTGCAGAGCGGGCAGTTAACCACCGAGGGCTACCTAACCGAATACACTGACGCCGCAAATAATATACTCGGCGATGGCGCTGAATCATACAAGCAGGAGTTACTCGGAAAGCCACAAGGAAGAAAAGAAGGCGATAGAGTACTAGGTTTTGGTCAACAAGGGCTACAGACGGATAGTGACGCACCAAGGTACGGCCTTGGCGGGGCTGAGTCAGCCATTGAGGACGCTAGATTTAACGCCGCTCAAGATATAACGCAAGGCAGAGATACGGCAAGAGGTGATTTACAACGAGCGGCAACACAAGGGCGCCGCGATCTAGTTAGTGATTTTGGCTTGGCTCGGAATGAAATAACACGCGCTAGAGACTTGAGCACTAAAGGTCTTAGTGATGCATCAATTCAGTCACAGCGGCAACTTGGTCAACTCGGCACGGACACAAGAAACCTAATAAACCAAAGTGAACAACAACAACTAGGCTTACTCAGAAGCGGACAACAAGGCATTGAAAGCGCCTTGCGCGGCGGTTATCAAGACGCGATAGCCTCAGAGCAACAGGGTTACGGTGACGCAAGGCGTGATTTACAGTCAGCACTAGGCTCGGCGCAAGGTATTAGCGCATCAACTGGCGCCCTATCTCCTTACTCACAAGCAGGTGCGCAAGCTACAGAGTTAGAGCTAGCTTTATCGGGTGCAGCAGGGCCAGAAGCGCAAGCCGAAGCCTATGCAAACTTTGAAGAAAGCGCAGGACAAAAGTTTTTACGCGAAAGGCAAGAGCAAACACTGCTTCGCAACTCGGCGGCTACAGGTGGTTTACAGGGTGGGCGCGTACTTGGCGCACTACAAGAGCAAGGCGCGGGAATAGCGGCGCAAGACTTACAGAGACAAGTCAGCAACTTGCAAGCACTATCAGGCCGGGGTTTACAGGCAGCGGGGCAGATTAGCTCACTAGGAACTCAAGCAAACATGGCTAGAGGGCAGCTTAGCGCTAACATACAAAGCAAGCTCGCTGATTTGTCACGCTCTACTGGCCTTAGTCGGTCACAACTGCAAAGAACGCTTGGTGATAAATTAGCTAGCGTTCAAGGTCAATATACTGGCGCTGAGTCACAATTAAGACAAGGCAACACCAACCAGCAATTGCAAAATATGCAGAATACAGCACAAGGCCAAATCGGATTAAACCAACAATCAGCGCAAGGTATCGCAGGCTTAGAAACTGGCGCGGCTGACAGGCTATACCAATCTCTACAGCAGCAGGGTTTGAGCAGGAATCAAATAGAACAAGTGCTCGGTGGTAATCTGGCTGGCCTTGAGACTGACGCTGCAAGGCAATTGGCTGGCAATCAAATGCAAGCTGGCGGTGCTATCGGTAACATGAGGATGGGTGTAGGCCAGCAGATTGCAGGGAACACCGGGCAATTAAGTCAATTACAAGCCGCTAATATCGGCAGTCTCGGCACTAACTTGGCAAACCTAAATGACCGGACTAACACAAACTTAGTCAATACGCTTAACAATAGAATGAATCAGAGAGTTAACTTGCAATCAAATCTCGGCACCAACCTGGCAAATATAAGTGTAGGTCAAGGCACTAACGCATTAACTTATGCAAACCAATTGGCGCAGGCTAGCGGGCTAAGAGATATAGCTAGCGCTAATAAAGTTACATCGGCGATAACGGGGCTTGGAAATCTAGCTTCGAATGTTGACTGGGGCAGTATGGGCGATAGCTCAACACAACAACAACCAACAGGCCAAAGCGCTATAAGCGATGAAGCATTTATTCGCGGAACTAACGAATGGGGTACACCATAATGGCTGGTATTTTAGATCAAGTTATAGCAAATACATTTGCGCAAAACCAACAAGGCTTGCGCGACTTGCCGCAAACCTTTCAAGCAGGTCAAGACGCGGTAAAAATGCGCGGGCTGCAATCACAGATAAACCAAGGCGTAAAAGATGGTGCTAGCATGCTAGAGCAATCGCCATTATTTGCACAAATGGCAACTATCAATCCTCAAGCAGCGGGCGAGATGCAACAACTATTTTCAACTTTAAATAAGAATCAAGTTGTTGATACATTCGCAAGCGTTCCGATTGCATTAGGAATGAGTTATGACGAAGCAACCCCATTCTGGGAAAACAAAAAGAGCGAATACGCAAACAACCCAAACGCATTAGCTCAAATCGATAACATCGTAAACGCCTCGCCAGATGAGCGAGCAGGCATTTATGGTGGACTGCTTCACATGGGGCAGGACATGGGGATATTACCAAAGCCAAGGGCGTCAACACAAAAGCCATTCCAAAAAGGTGAGAAAGGAATGGTGTTTAACCCTAACACTGGAACATTCGGCACTAGGCCCGAGTATGCAGAGAACGAAAAAGCACTGAATAAAATAATTTTAGAGCAAAAGAAGGCAGAAAAAGCGCTCGACGTAGAGGCGGCAAAAGCCAAAATCAGAGCAAACAAGCAAGTAGAGCAAGAGTCAGTAAGAATTGAGAATGGACTAGACGCTGCCAAATCAATATCAACTCTTGACAGGGCTGATAGATTACTTGATTTAGTTAGCACTGGTAAACCACAACAGGCTCTTTTGTGGGGAAAGAAAATGCTAGGAGTGGAAAGCGCCAATGAAGTTGAGCTTGAAAACTTACTAGGTAAAAGAATACTAGAACAACTAAAGCCAATTTTTGGTGCTCAATTTACAGTAACTGAAGGTCAGTGGCTCAAATCAATGGAAGCTGACTTTGGTAAATCAACCGAAGGCAATAGAGCGCTAATTAGGCAAGGGAGAGACCTCGTTCAAATGCGCACCGACATGGGTAAAGAGGCGGCAGAAGCAGCAGGCGACCAGCGCACATTGAAGAATATTCAAGACTGGGAAAGTTTCAAATACAGCGATGACACGCAAGCAGAAAAGACAACGAGCGAGCGAAAAAGAAGCTGGGAAGATGTCGCGACAGAATACGGGGTTGATTTATAATGGCTACCATAGAGCAATACAAAGCAGCATTAATGCAGGCTGATGCCAAAGGCGATAAAGAGGCCGCGCAACTCTTTGCCAATAAAGTAAAAGAGATGCAAGCAAGTGATTACTCAAACCTGCTAGCTGAAGCGCAACCACAGCAAGGCATTGGCGAAACAATCCTAGGCGCTGGCGAGGCTGGTTTAGGTTTAACCTCTGCCGCTATTGCTGAGCCACTTGCTGGCTTATGGGGCGCTGTTGGCTCCGCCTTGCCAGGTGAGCAAGGGCAGGGCGCCCAATACGTTAAAGACGCAAGAGAAATGCTAACATACCAACCAAGAACGAGTGCAGGCCAAGGCGCAATGCAAGGCGCTCAACAATTCGTACAGCCATTAGCGGAAGGAATTCAAGCTACAGAGGGATATTTGGGCGATACAGCCATGAACTTAACAGGCTCGCCAGCAGTGGCAGCCGCAGCGACCGCAATACCAACCGCAGCAATGGAGGCGCTAGGGTATCATGGAGCCAGAAATATAGGGGCTGGCGGAGCTAGGCGAGGGCAAGAGCAGATAGCACAAAGGCAGCAATTAGTTGACGAGCCGCAGCAGCCAATCCCACAAAGATTTGAGCAAACAGATATTGAACAACTGCGCCGTCAACAGTTATTTGAAGAATTAAATATTCCAACAACTGAAAGCCGTATTACTCAGCAGCCAATTGACTTTTTAACTGAGCGCAGATTAAACCGTGACGCAGAGTCAGACATAGCCGATAAACTACGTGAGAGACTGTCAGACGAATCAGCAGCATTTAGAGACTCAGCACAAAAACTGGCTGACGATTTAGGTATACCAGAGGAGTCGGGCGCATTAATAAAAGACGCGTTAGAATCAAGATATAAGCAAACAAAGCAAAGTGTAGGCGACGCATACAAAGAGCTAGCCACATTAAGTGAGGGTGAAGGGATCCCGCTCAGTGGCCGCAATATCATTGAAACAGTCAATAATGATAAAACATTTGCCGATATGATGAAGCAAATAGAACCAGCGGAAAAGGCAAAGCTGAATGATTTAATGGTTGAATATGGCGTAAACCAAGACCAAACAGCAAGAGCGAAGTGGTTACAAAAAGCAAACGCGACAGCCGAAAGCAGTTTTCTACCTGTCAAGTCAGATATAACACCGCTAAACGTTTTGAATCACAGTGACTTAACTAAAGATTTAAATGCATTGCTTAGTTTTGATTCACCACCTGGCATTCGGGCGGTAGTCGGAAAACTAAAAGATGGCGTTAAAAAAGAAGTTGAGGAGGTTAAATTATCACTCGAATCAATGAGCGCGGGCGAGCGTGGCGCGCTAGGTAATAAGTCACTTGACTCTGCTAATGCTGCACTTAGGGCCATTAACGAATTCAAAGATTTTAAAGGCGAGTTTAGCGCGGGTGATTTAGTCCAAAAACTAACGAGCAAAAAGAAAGGTACATTTGACCGTGACTTAATATTAAATGAGCATGTAGTAAAAGACTTATTAGCAACATCAAAAGTCGGTGCGGTTAGTGATGTTAGTAAGGTTGTTGACTCATTAATGAAATCGGGCGACGTTGGTAAAAAAGCGCTAGGCTCTTTACAGTCATCGGTTGTTATGGATTTAATGAACTCGGCACTTAAAAGAACAAGTGGGAAGTTAGAGGGTGGCGTCCGCGATTGGTCGGGAACTAACTTTATAAATAGACTAAATCAAATTGGCCCTGAAAAGATGCAGGTTGTATTTAAAAACAATCCAGAAGGGCTTAAGCGGATCAATAAGATTCGCGATGCTGGTGAGCTTAAAATACCATTCGAGCAAATAGCACAAGCGAGCGGAACAGCTGATGATTTGCTAAACTCATTAAAAGGCAATCCAGATATAAACAGGTTATTTACTGCAATGGGTGGCGTTAAAGGGTGGGCAGCAGCGCAAGCATTAGAAGGTGCGGCAGGACAGATGAAAAAGCGTGCACAAAAGCGTAAACTAAGAAAGGCGCTTAAAGCCAGCCCAGTTTTAAAGCAAAACTTTCAACAATTCAAAAACCAGCATCCAGAGCTAGCAACAGCGCTAGGGCTTGGCGCAATAACAACAGTGGGAACTAAAGAAGATGACTAGATTTGTAAACCCTGTACCTCAGTTTTTCGATGACGCTGGAAACGTGCTGGCGGGCGGAAAGTTATTTTTTTATAACACTGGAACGACTGATTTAAAAAACACTTATTCAGATAGCGCGCTAACAACGCCAAATACAAACCCCGTAATTCTCGATGGAGAAGGGCGCTTAGCCAATGGTGATGGCTCGGTATTTCTAAGCGGCTCATATAACGTGCACTTAAAAGACTCAAATGATGTGCAGGTATGGGCACGCGACCCAGTAACTAGTGTTGATGATTTAACTAGCGACTGGGCTAGCGGCTCGACTTATAGTAAAAATCAAATCGTGGTCGGCTCAAATACATTATTTTACATTTCACTTGTCGACAATAACACAGGTAACGACCCAACAACTGACGACGGCAGTAACTGGACTCGAATCCAATTCCTGCAAGACTGGGCGAAAGGAAAGACCTATCAGATTGGTGAATGGGTTATAGGCTCTGACAATGTATTATATATAGCAAAGACTAGCACTTTAAATAACGACCCAATCACAGGTGACACTTCAGCGTGGTTTATTTACCGGGGTGGCCCAGTATTACAGCCAACAAATGTACTACCTGCTGACAACGCCATAAGCGTGCCAATTTTCCCAACGTTAACGGGTGATTCATTCGCTATAGCGCAGGGAGCTGATGATCACATTCTTAGCAATTGGCAGATAGCAAGCGACGATGCGTTTACAACCATTGTTTATGACAGCGCTTTTGATAAAGACCGCGAGAGTCACTTGCTCACAGTCCCACTGACCACCGCCACGGAGTTCTTCTTTCGAGTTAAGTACGTGGGCAGCGTTACAGGCACAAGTGAATTCTCCGAAGGCACGAGCTTTACAACTCAAGTAGGCCCAGCCAATCAATTTAGTATTGACCTATGGACAGGTAACGGATCAAGCCAATCAATTGCTAACGCGATTAATTTTGATATAGCACAAGGCATGGTCTGGATTAAATCACGCTCAGCAGCTACAGATAATAATTTAGTTGATACAATTAGCGGAACTCAAAAATATCTAGTCTCAAACAATGACGCACCTGAAAGCACAAATCTAAATAAAGTGACATCATTTGATGCAAACGGCTATACATTGGGCGCAGACGCAGAAGTCAACGACAACACGGAAACTTATGTTGGGTATACATTCGTACAGCGTGAAGGTTTTTTTGATATTGTTAAGTGGGTTGGTGACGGCACAGGGTCAAGAGATGTACCCCATAATTTAAATTCTAATGTCGCATTTATGACAGCTAAATCGAATCAGTCTACTGCTGATTGGCTAACCACGGGTGATGCGTATATCAGCCTCAATAGACCAGCGCTAAATAAAAATGAAATAACAAACCCAAATTCGTCAAACTTACCACTTGCCGCTTCAACCTTTTTCCGAACATCCCTTAACACACTATCAGTACAATACACCGCATATCTATTTGCGGACAATACGGGCAATGGCGTTACTGGCGGGCAGTATACGGGCACGGGCGCAGCACTAAAAATAACTACGAATTTCAACACTCAATTCGTAATGATTAAAAGCGTGACTGGCGCTAGAGATTGGGTTTTACTTGATAGCGTAAGAGATGCTGTAAATCCATCAACCGCGGAGATCAACCCTAATTCACAAAACGCAGAATCAACACTTGCAAGTGGTGTTGATTTTCTTGTTGATGGTTTTGAATTAAAGGGCGCGGAGCTAGAATTAAATAATCCAGCCGAATTATATATATACGTCGCAATAGCTGACCCAACAACCTTATAGGATTAATAATGGCTAAAGTAAAATGTGAGCCTGGGTTTACCCAGTTAACAAAATTAAACATTCTTGACGCTAGAAAGCTAACCGTTAAAGGTGCAGAGGTAGAGGTCATAAACACCGACCACTTCACTGCGCCAGTGCAAGCTTCTTTTGACTCTGTTAATTCATTTTCAATGACTGGTAATCATACAGAGGATTTTCAAATTGGTCGCAGGGTTCAGTTAGATAGCGGTCAATCTAATGTTAACTGCAATGTTAGCCCTGAAGATTTAACGCCTAACGATATTTTTACAGTTAATAAATATGATTATTCAATCATCACTGCCATTCAATATGATGGCGTTATAACCGATGTAACTATTGCCGATTCGATTCTAACAACAGACTTAGAAGAGGCTAGTGTTGATATAAATTGGTCTAGCTCTCAAGTGGGATTAATCACAACAACGGATTTAATTAACTCAACTAGAGGCTATCCGGCGGATTATGTTTTAGAGACTTCCGGATTCACTAGTTCAGGTGATGGCGGTGGCGCCAAATGGAAACAGAATGGCGTAGTTGCTCAAACTCCAAGCCAAACACCGAGCCAGCTAGCCGAGGCTCTTTTAAATGATGCTAACGGCAATCAATGGCGATTAGTTATGAGTAGGCAGCTATTTATGCCTAAAGTTGGATTAATATCCGGATCTGATATGCATGGCATATTAAAAATAGCGGAAAGCACAATAAACAATTCATCTGGTTTTATATCTGTAGCATTTCCACCGGGTGATTTTGAGGCGACAGCTAATTCAGAATACATTATAGATATAGGTGATAATTCTGATTTTTCAATAATCGGAAATAAAACAAAAATAGAAATATCGTCCGGCGTAGGCTCTATATTGAGAATACAAAGATCAACAGGATGGGTTGTTAGTGGTCTTAATTTATTTTCAAACCAGCTTACTGCAAATGGGTTTCACGGTGTTGCTATAACAGATTGTCAGAATTTCGATTATAAAAACGGAGAGATCCATAATAGCGGTGGATACGGTATTGGATTGCAAGGCGATTCCACTGCCAGCTATGAAAATTGTTCAATAAAATCAATGCGGATTATACAACCAGGAGCCGACGGTGTTGATTTTAAAAATAACGAAGGATCAAACAGGGCTATTATAATCGATGATATCTATGTGGAAGACCCATCATGGTTAAATAATTTAAAAGTAGGGTTAGACATTAGAGGGCCGGCAACAGTGTCAAATATTCACGTTGTTTTTAAGAATAACGTCAACTTTGATATGATTGGCATTAGAACCAGGCAAACGACTGGAGGGTTGACTGGCGCAGAAAAAACAACAATAACAAATATTATTGTTGATGATTTAACTGCAGGATTGCAAAACATAGGTGTTACTTTAGTCGAATCAAATACAGTACAGTCAAACATAACTGTAACAGGGTGCAAATCCACTGGATTTCAAATTGCAGATGACGCCGTCAACCTGCAATTAATGAATTGCCTAGCAATAAATTGCAATAACGGTTTCTTTAATTCTGGGGAAAATACTAAGTTAATGTTTTGCCAAGCATTGAACTGTGACGCTGAAGGGTTTAGGTCATCCGGAAATAACTCAAGCTCTTATTTATTTTGCGAGTCAATAAACTCGGGGACATATGGGTTCAGGTCAGCTAGTGGAGCCATAAATATTGATTTGGCATATTGCAAAGCAAGCGGCAGCGGAACCGATGACTACTCAGTTGGCGCCACAGCCAGGTCATTTATGTGCGACGGATACACGGGGAACTCAACACTTCAAGCGGCCGATAGTGACTACGTCAAATTTGGTAGCGTGTCAGCAATCGGCGCTGAAGCCCTGAGTGGGTATATTTTCATAAGGGATAATTCAGGTGCGCTAATTAAGCTGGCGGTAATTTCTTAGTTACGACTAAACCTATTGACATACAAAGCGGCTTTCTTACTAAATAGCCGCTTTATTCTTCGTAGATATTCAACCGAATACTTATTACTAAAATTAGCATTCTCTAGCCACTCAACCTTATCAACTCCGATTTTTTTAATTAAACTCACTCGATACAATATTAAATTGCCGCTTAAATGAGTATTACATGGGGCACATTGGCGATGATTATTCCACAAATTAAAGCGTAGGTGTGGTGAGCTGCCAACCGACCTATAATGCCCCGCGTGATATTGCCCTTGATGATGTCTACCACAACTAATGCATGGCTCTTTTGCGTCACGTATACGAATGTATTTATTAAATGCGGTTTGCGCTTCTTTTGCTAATTGGCCGCGGGTCTTTAATTTCTCCTTAGACTCTTTCAAGTGCTTTCTAAGCTCTTTTTCTTTGTCTTTAATATCCTTAGTTGCCTTCTTTACTTTCTTTTTCTCGACGAGCTTATACGCACAATCAGGACTACAAACAGATTGCATTGAATTTCGAGGTGTGTATTCATCTTTGCAAAACTTACATTTCTTATTTTTCATAACACCGCCTGAACCCAGTTAATAAAATCCTCACTTCTTGGCCCTAAAATAAACGCAATAAACAAAAATGAGCAAGCAACACCAACCAATTCAATAGAGTAAACAATCTTACTCTTTAGTGATTCTTTTTCTGATTGTCTAGTCGTGAAAATAATAGAGCTGTTAACTGGCCTGTAATTTGATTCGTATTCTTTCATTTTAATTCGCCCTTTGTGATTACATAACACTACACCAAAAGGACAGCTCGCTGCGCTCACTGCCTATTAGTTCCCCGTTATGTTTCTAAAGTTTTTCGACTATAAATTTTCACGACTTCCAGTTCGTAACTCTCCATTTTTTAACGGATTACACAAATCCTTATACTCCTGCCAAGTAAGGCCAAGGAATTCGTGTAGCTTAAGCTCGCTATCACTTTCGTGCCATTCATCTATTTTATCTTCATAATCTTCAAATTTACTCATTCTTACCTCTTATATTCGCTTAACAACATAACAAATCAATCAAAATGACTTGTCATAACTTCCTAGCATATTATCGCCAAGGTTATTCGCACATCGCTTGATAATATAAATCTTCAGGATGACTAAAAGAGCAATTAAACCGCTCTCTAGCCCATCTTTCGTAGTTTTCTAAAAACTCAGTAAATCGTTTAATCGTCATTTTGCTGGTTTTTTCTCTAACTATAACCACCTCATTTAATATAGATTGCGGCGAGTTGCTACCGACTTTTGATACAACCAACTCATGTATCGTATTGTTATCGTGAACCTGACCAGTGCATAATTCTATATGCAATCTAAATTCCTTATGCCAGCGCCACATTAAACGGTTCTGAGCGAGGCTGCGCGACTGCTTAAGCTCTTTAAACTCAATGCCGATAACTTTATCTTGATTCACTTCGTTAATTAAGTGAGGCACAAGCCAGAGCATTGAGTTGTTCACGTTTTCTTTATTAATGATCTTCTTTGCCATGCTCTAACTCGTATTTACTAATCGCCAACTCACAAACCGCGTGAGCTATTGTTTCATTTTTTTTATCAGTGCATTCAGCCTGAATCAAAGTGCCTTCAGTACCCTCAGCAGCTGCCCAGCATTCAAGCCAAACCGTACCATCACCTTGAAACTGGAAATCAATTTCAAAAAACATCACTAAACTATAAAGTATTGCCGCGTTATCAAATGCGCTTCCATTTTCAATCATTGTTGATTCGGTTCTGTATCTTATTGAATCTATCTTTTGTATTAACTCGGCTTTAGTGTAATCACTCATAATAAATTATCCATCTGCTTCATAAACTCAATAAGACAAGCTCTATTTTGTTTTATTAGTTCAATATCTATATTTAATTCTGGTTTGCTAATTATTAAATCTAAAGTAACAATCGCATCACATATAGCAGGGCACCCGTAAACATGATAAGAATTTGATATAAGAACTTTTTTTACTAAAGCCATTACGCCAACCTCACCAACGCCATAAAACCAAAAAACAACAAACCAAACAAGAACGAGCCGCCAATATTTATTATTAAATCTCTCATCACTCACACCATTTAATTAACTTACCTTTATTATTATTCATGTTGATAAATATATCAAGGTTTACAATCAATTTATTTTATGTGTATAATAATCTCGCACTCTTCATTTGCACATACCTCTTTAGCCCGCCGACCAAGCGGGCTTTTTTTATACTTGCGATTACATAACACTACGTTAAAAGGATTTTATCGTCCCTCAAAACCTATTAACTACTTGTTATATGTATGTGCTAGTAATGCCTATTTTAGCCCACTCTTCTTTTATTGCTTTGTAGTCTTCGTCGCTAATGCCTAGTTCTTCCAAAAATTCAACAAAACTATATCTTGCTGCACCCTTTACTAAAAAATACATTAAACTATTCATCTTTTCTTTTTGTGTAATATTCATTTTGTAATCCTTAATTAATATACATATAACAACAAATTCATAACGGAAATTAACAGTTCGCTACGCTCCTAAACGTTAATTCCGCATAATTCAAAGGTTATGTGGCTTCTACATCATCAAATACATCACACCAAAATACAAAAGGGTTATGCCCTTTTCTGGCTAGTGAGTGAAATACCAAGTGATCATTTATCTTCTTGCCAATACTTCCAGCAGGTA